GACGGAACTGACCGGAACGGTAGGCGTCTTGACGCTCCATACCATCACCCAGACGTTTAGCCAACGCAAGTGCTTCCATGAACTTCTGGTTGTACAACTGCATCATGTCAGCTTCACCCTTCATGTAGGTGTAAGCCTCAACCAAAGATGCGTACAACAGTACAGTATCAAAGTTATCGCCAAGCCACGTACGACCATCTGCCGCAGTGGTAATTGATTCTGGATAGAAATAGTAATGCAATTCTGTCCAATAGCTTGCATCGGGCGTTGGGCCAAGAATAAATGTCAACTCGTCTGCGTTATCAGAACGTGGGCCAAACAAGGCATAGTACCGTGGTACGCCCGTGTCATCAGGTGTAGGGTACGCTTGACGAATAAAGTTCACGTCTTTATTCAACAGATACTCGTAAGTACCTGTATTCATGTCACTGCCTGTAACGTCAGTCACAATTGCCAAAGAGTACACCGCCAGAAAATCCGTGGGGCACTGCAAGTACTTGTTGTTTGCCGTTACTTGACCGTACACATTCTTGCGAATGGATGGGAACTGAACACTGTTGTAAATACGCTGCTCAGCTTGCGTAACGAACACAGGTATCTCAGCGACAAAATCCGCTTCGGTATTCTCCGTGTACGCCTGAATAGCAGCGCTGAGTTGCGTGTAGTTCATGCCATTGGGCCTCGTGCCATCACACCTTTAGTCGCAGCGCCTGTGCCGCGAATCTTGATGCCAGAAGTTTTAACGCCGGGGTAAGGATTGCTACGCTCATTGGCAACACCCATGTTTGCCTTCAACGCTTCCTTGACGGGCATCTCACCAACCACAACCGTAGGAACTTTTTTGGGTGATTTGTATGTGGCCATGATTAGCCTCCACGACCAACAGAGCGCTGGTTCATGATTTTGGCCATGTTGCGACCGTACTTCAGCATATCGCTGTTTGTCTTGCCGCCAGCACGAAGCTTAGTCAATGGTTGACCGGGGTGCTTAGCTTTTTCGTGCTTCGCCATCGCGGACTTAACCATCTTCTTGTCTTGCGCCAAGTCTTTTTTCATCTCACCCTTCTCAGAGTGCATTCCCTTTGTAGCCATATTAAGCTCCTATCTGTATCGTTACTGTACCAACTTGCGCCGCTAATGCCAAGTAGTTTGGCGTTAAAGCAGCATCAAAACTTCTTGCACCGCCAACAGGGTTCCACCCCCACTGGTACACCCTACTACCGCCGGACGGGAATCCAACAGCGTCCACATCCGTACTGTTTGTCAGCGCGATCTGTAGTCCTGTGTTACCACCTTGGTAGTACGTTGTATCGGGACGTGGATCACGCAAGCCTTGTGGATCATCCACTGGGTACATACCCAACTGCAACTGCGGCTGATCTGGATCCCAACATGTCCGACAGACCAAGAGATTGTAGTTCTTGGTCTTGATAATTTCTTTGCGTAGCTCAGTCAGCTTAAACTGAAAGCCGCAGCGATCACACTCCGAGATCGCATTCTTGCCGGACGCAAACCGATTACCCATTTACGTACCGCCCCCAATGAACATCTGACGGGGAACAAAGCGCACTGCCGCTTTCTCTTGGTCTTCACCAGCGGCGCGATCCCAAGCCTCGTCATACTGCTGTTTCAGCACGTCCAAACGGGCCAGACCTTCAGGCACCTTCAAAGCAATGTAGTACGCCAAGCCAGCGGCCAAGCAGGGCACAAAACGGAACGGCACGTCCATCGTCTTAGTACCGCCACCAGCGTCTTGAATACGGCGCATGCGCCAGTACACAAACTGGTATGTCTGTCCGGGGTTGGGTGTCGGCCACACAGTGATGCTGTTCTTTTGAACCAAGCTCATGGCTGCGCCAGTGCTGTGGGCTGCGGCGGTTGTGCCGTCCTGACCGCGTGTGCAGTTGTAGAGGTATGCAGGCGTAGCGCCATCTGCTGGGCTTGTTTCGTTGTAGCCAATCAGCTCTGTGCCAATACGAATAAAGCCTGCCGTTGGAATACCTTCGAGAGACGTAACAGGGATTGTTGTAGCTGTGGCCGAGATGTTGGCTTGCACAGTACCTGTCAGCGCATTTGCACCACCGCTCAAACGTTGCACCCAAACCTGAATAGGACGGCCTTGGATCAATTTATTTGGGATGGTGGCATAGGTAGACACACTGATGCGCGTAATCGTCAGGTCGGCCTGATTTGTGGGCACGTTGGCGCTTGTACGAATGACATGCTCCAGCAGGTCAACTGTATCGTCAGGAAGCGCGTAAGTAGGCTGGCCAGTCACAAGCGTGATGGTGTTCTGCTCAAACGTCCACATGTTCACGCCACGATTTGCCCAGTCAGCAAACAACAGATTCAACGAGCGACGTGCTGTGCGCAGGTCGTAGCCCGTACGCAGTTCAGAACCCGCCCGTTCAAAAGCTTCCTCGACCATGTCATTGAGGTCGAGGTTAAACGAGGTGAGTCCTGAAGTAGTCATCTAAATCCTGCCGTTTTCTTTGCAATCGTTTTAGGTTGCGCTACGAATTGTTTTCCGGCTTTTTTACCGGCTCTTTTTGCTTTGGTAGTCGCAGCGTACTCCGCAGGGCTGAGAGACTTAATCGCAGCTTCTGGAAGATAGCGCTCACCTGTTTTACTAGACGGTTTTCCACTTTTGGTTCTCCATTTCTGGTCGCCCCAATCCTTCAAGGATTTCTGTGGCGCTTTCAATCTCGGTAACCCCCGCCTGCCGCCTTGTACTTCTTGGCAACAAGCTGAGCTTTACGCGCTGACCACTGACCTGCGCCAGTGCCCTGCGTTGCTGCGGCTTTTACTTGAGACACAATCTTCTTGCGAAGTGTTGGTTTCGTGTAATTGCCCGCAGCATTCACCTTCCCACCCTCTTTGTATTGGGTGAAGTCGGTGTCATCACGGCGAGCCTTGCGCTTGCCCGTGGGCATTTTAGAGGGGGCAATATCCCCCATTCCGCGACTCGCCATCATGATTTAGCACTTACCGCCGTAAGCCATGGTCTTGCCACCCTTTTTCATACCCAAGGGGGTGCTGCCCTTCATGGACACCATAGTGCCTTTGGTTTTGCCTTTAGAAGCAACACCGTCACGGCTAGGAGCCGCTGTACGCACTGTGCCCATTTTGGCCTTAGTGATGCCGTTGTTTTTTGTAGCCATGATAGATCCACCTTCTTTAAAAAAAGCCATTTTTCCGTGATCGGTTTTAGACTTGTTTACCTTCTGAACATCTGGACGGGTACGCCCGCCAGAACCAAACTTCTTACCTTTGTCCGCTTCGTTGAAATCTTTTCCAACGCTTTGCGGAACTCCAACCTTCTTGGCAAACGCAGGGTTATGTGCGATTGCAGCCATGAAGTTATGTTGTTTTTTGCTGGTGCTAGGCATATTAAACCTTAATGATCCAACCTTTGCCAAGCACAAAGCCAACAAACAACATGCCAATCCAAATAAGCGCTTTCTCTACAACGGTCTTACCAACCTTCTTGTAGAACTCGCCAGACATCTCTTCGATGGCCAGCTTTGCCGCTTTACGGGCAATCGCTTCTTCGCGGTCTGTTAATGTGATGTCGCTCATATCAGCAGTTCCAAGCCCGAAGGCTCTTGTTGATGCGAGAATTTGGGTCTTTGGCTGTCTTCGCGCTGGTCAGCTTTTTCTTCATGCCTTCCATACGGGCGCAAAAAGAGTCGCGGCGTTTGCCGCCCTCTGGTTGAGGGGCTTTCAATCCGGGCTTCCCGGGGTTGGCCTTGTTGTATGAGGCCCGTCCCTTGGCGTTCAAGCCGCCCTTCTCGGACTTCCCCTCTTTGCGTTGCCATGCTGGAGACTTAGCCATAGTAAACCTGCGCCCCATCAATACCGCTCATATAGGCATAAATTCCATTCAATGCCAATACGCCTTCGCCGGGGATAAGGGGGGAATTCTGAAACTCGTCTGTTGCGTGCGTCTCATAAGTCATCAGCCAACGACTTGCGCCACTGACATAAAGCGCTGCTGGAGAACCTGTAATAGTCCCAGTATTGATGTCCGTAAGCGTAAACGTGTCAGCGCCTGTCCTAGTAATTGTGTAGTTACCATCTGTAGCCGCGCCGCCAGAACCACCAACAAAGTGAATACCAACAACAGCGCCTGTAGACAAGCCGTGAGCAGTTTTAGTCACAGTTACAGTCGTACCACTACGGCCATAAGTTACGCTTGAAGTTACTGGGGCTACGGTTGTGTCAAACAAAACTAAAGTTCCGCCACCACCATAATAAGAAACACCTTTTACACGGTTACGTGCAAGTACAAAAAAACCGCTTTGGTTTAGGTGCCCTTGTTTAACGTCATATTGCATCGTCATGTTGTTGCTCCGGTTCTGGTGCGTCTAACCTGTTAATAAGCATCTTGTACGCTTGGATCGTGGCTTGAGATTGAATCAAAAAGGTTTGAGCTTTCTGCGC